AAATCCGCCACAAATGTTCTACAACTTTTTCGGTGACCGGTGTTTGCCCTAGTCAAATGGGCATAGAAAGCTCCCCCGACTGGACTCGAACCATCAACATACGGGCTACCGAGGATGTATCGCGATTCCCCACCTGACTAGGAGAAACGCTCTCTGACTAGGGGTGATGCGGCGCGTCTCGGGAATCCCACGGTAGTGAACGAGGGGAACAAAGTGACTAGAATGGTGTCACATCCGCCACAAATCCGCCACAGATTCGAGGGGTGCCCATGGGCCGCAGATCATCCTTCCGACGCCGCTCCACTCTAGGCAACATGTGGCAGCAGAACGGACGATGGATCGCCAAGTATGAGCATCACGGCACCACCCATCGAGCCGGTCGCACCTTCACCACGGCGAAACTCGCAGACAATTGGCTGTGTGACGAGCAACGCCTCATCGACCGAGACGAGTGGACACCACCAGCCGACCGCAGACACACCATCCAGATCGACTCGACCACCTTCCGAGACTATGCATCGCGCTGGATAGACACGCGCCTCAAGAAAGGCCAGCCGCTCGCAGAGGCGACGAAACACGAGTACCGCCGCTACCTCAAAAACTACGTTGGTGACATCGGCGACGAACCACTGGCAGGCACCACACGCGACGACTGGCGGGGATGGTGGGGGCAGTTGTGCCCAGACAAACCCGTCCAGCGAGCCAGAGTGTATGCGTTCGTGTGCTCCGTGCTCGCCTCGGCCGTGGATGACGAGCTGATCCCTGCCAGCCCCCTGAAAATCAGGGGCGCATCCCGGGCGGTCAGCGACAAAACCAACCTGCGGCTACCCACCGCCGCCGAGATCGACACCATCGCCGACCACATGCCACCCGACACCAGACTTGCCGTGCTGCTGGCCGCATGGTGTGGTCTGCGCGCCGGCGAGATCATCGCCCTGCAGCGCCGCGACATCGACCTTGATGCCCCGTCGGTGACCGTCGCCCGCGCCGCCTCCCGCGCCGGGGCACAGTGGATCGTCAAAGCCCCCAAATCCGAGGCAGGACGACGCATCGTCCCCATGCCCGGCTTCCTCGTCGCCGAGGTGCGCAAACACCTCGACACCTACGCGGGGCCTCGCCGGGATGACTGGGTGTTCCCTGCCGACGATGGCGGCATGCGCACCCATGCCGGGCTGATCGGCACCCGAGGCGGACGCTACAAGGACGGCAAGCCGAAATATCCCACCCGCTACTGCAGGGCCATCGAGGACGCCGGCCTACCGTGGGTGACGTTCCACATGCTGCGGCACTTCTTCGGCACACAGGTGACATGGCAGGGCGCAGGACCCAAAGACGCCATGACGCTGATGGGCCAATCCACCATGTCTGCGTGGCAGCGCTACCAGCACACCGACCCCGCAAGGCAGAGGCAGCTGGCCGCCGCCCTGGACCAGCTGCACACCGGCGACACCACTGCTGCCCCGGAGTTTTCGGGTGACCTGCTGGGGCGTCTCACACCAGACCAGATCGCCGCCATGATCGACACCCTCAACGACACCGAGGCCGCCGAACTACTGGCAGGGCTGCCCCCGGAGCGCCTCGCAGACATATGGCGGGCAAGACGCACATGAAAGGAGGACCCATCCCCTTTCAGGGCGGGTCCCCCTAGGGTCCTCTCGGCCGCCTATCCTCCGAGGTCTGTCATTCCATGAGCAGGCTGATTACAGTATCAGCACTGAGCTCACCTGTTCAGCACGGTGATGTCGGAGCGCTTCATCTGGCCTTGGACACCACCAGAGGTATCCTCAACGGCAACCCACTGCAGGTCAGGAACCTCGCCACCCGACAAGCTAAACACTCTCCGGGCGATCTCCTTCGCCTCATCTCTCGACAGAGACTCCTGCACATGAACGGTGACGACGCCATCGGCGGTGTCGCGAATCTCCGTGATCGCACATGCCCAATTGATCTTTCCGCACATCTGCGTGAATGACTTCGCCTGGAACTCAGTGAGCAGTGCTTTTTCGACATCCTTGGCAAGATGCTTCTCGGGGGCCGGCTTCTGGGTCTCCTTCTTCTCCTGAATCGCCGCCCGAGGGTGGGGTGTGCGATGCTTCCTAGCCGACGCCGTGGCCCGAGGCGCGTCACTGCCCGTGTCATCCTTGCCACTCTGACAGGACACGATGATGACAAGGAGGATGACCACTGCCACGATGGCACCGATGATCCGCGTCAGCTTGGTGGCCTTCTGCTTCTCTTCCGGTGACAGCTGGTCGTAGGCCTCCTGATTCTTCCGCGCCCGCTCCTCGCGGCGCTCCCGGCGCTCCTGTGACTTCTCGCGTTTGGCGGCATCCTCCTCGGCATGCTTCTCGCGTTTCATCTTGTCCACCTCGAGACGCTTCTGCTGTTCCTCGAGCTTCTTCATGCGGCGGCGATGTCCCATGGTCGTTTCTTTCTCTATGCCTCTATGTAGAGGTCAGGCGTATTCCACGTGTGGTAGATGGTTGGATTCCTCGTCGTTGAGGTTGGTGAGCCGGTCAGTCTTGGTCAATCGGCGTCACGGACAATGCTGTCAGGGTCGTTCGATCACCGCCAGCCCCAGAAGCGATCTGTTCCACTGCCTCCACCTCAACGAAACACCCCACCGTCAACCTATGGAGATCTTCATCAGACAGATTTCCACGTTGTACGATGAATAGCCCGTCACTTCCCTCGATCTCCAATGCACGGGGATGGATATCGTCCACCATATGAAGAGTCCCCCTAAGGACCACCTGGGCATCGGTGAGGGAACAACGGTCGATGGCGTCAATCCCGCGTCTGGCGTCAACGGTGCGCAGGGTACTGCGCACCGTTGGATTCCCCGGCTCCTGCCATGACGCATCAACGGCAATGTCTGCCTTCTCTATAGCAGAAAACATACGACGCAAGGTGCGGGCCACTCGAGGGCCTCCGCTGCGAACTTTTCCGGTCCAGTCATCCAAGTCTGGATCATCGGGCAGAGTCAATAGTCCAATGGCTATCTCAGATGCCCGATCGGCCAATGTTCTCTCTTTGGGAAGCAGATCCTCAAACAGTGACGGCCCCCCGGGCTCCACCTCGGCCAGGGCATCTGCCTTTGGGGTCATAACCACTTGGACCGATCCGGGGAGTGGTGAGGCATCCACGAGCAGGGTGGTCTTGCGGACTACCTCTTGCGAAATCCGTCCACGCCCACTGTCGCGCCCGTCAAGGTTAGCCCCGACCGCCGAAACAAGATCTTGATATCCGGCGATCGTAGAGGCAAAAGAGGACACTTCCATGGTGTGCCCCTCCACGCCATCACCGGTGAAGTGCAGTCGTCCCCGGGAACGCAGCATCCTTTCGGTGCCAGCTTGCTTGGCGACCATGCGCTCAATGCTGAGGCGTCCCAAGTCGTCTGCATCCATCACAGGCGTGTCGTAAGGTTCATCCGGAAGCTTCGCCAGAAGCTCCTCGACTTCGGCACGGCTGAATTCAGGAATGCCATCCATCGATGATCACCTCCACATAGCCCCGTCTAGACACCCTGGCCTCATTGTCGTCATTGCTACGCAAACGGCACCATAGGTCATCCCAATATCCTCGATACCATGTATACCTGTCAGGCGTGAAACCTGCGCCCTTAGTCGGCTCGTAGACGAACGGGTAACAGTCCACGGGCATGTGCATGACATCTCGCACGTACCTGGCTATCCGCTGAGCCGTACGGGGATCAAACCCTCGACCAAGCCAGTATACCGCGTCAACATCATGCGGCATCTCCTTGCTGGTGAGGTAGGATCCGGACAGCCAGACGGCACATACGGAGCCCTCGCCGAGAAACATCCCCGTAACGGTGAGAAACTTCTTCCACAGATCGTTACGTTGATCAGTGGTGGTGAATTGGTTCTGCACCTCTGACAGAGTGGCGACGTGACGCCCCAAGGGCAGAGCACCGGTGTCGGGATCCAAGGGTGGTATCACTGTCGCTCCTTGTGTTTGGTGTTTTCGTAGTCACGCCACAGCTCATCCACGTCATCATCGGGCAGGGTCGCCAGCATCTCCTCCACCTCATCCTTGGTGAACTGCGGAATGCCATCGCTATCTGGGCGACCCTTGGACTGGCTGGAACGTTTAGCAGCCAAGCGTTCATCCTGCAGGATTTGCTGTACGCTCTCAGACAGCGATAATGGGGCCTGTATCGATGTCACGTTATTGCGCACAACCTTACGTGTGGTTTCTCCCAGGTCGTTCATGGCATCCCCTAGGCCAGAAGTGCGCACCATGGTCTTGATGAGCGAGTCCAGAACTTCACGCTGCTCCTTATTGAGCAGAGCAGCCTCAGCCGGTGGTTCCCATTCGTCCAGCTCGCCCGGTTGCATGCCAGCGAGCTGTCGCAACTCACGGGGGTCAAGGTCAAGCCCAAAAGCAATGGCATCAAGGGTTTGAGGTGACGGGCGCGGCCCCTGGCGATCGTTAAAGTACTTACTAAGAGCACTCTTAGAGAGTTTGTAACCGTACCTGTTTGCCATGCGAATGATGTCGTCGTAGGTACGGTCCCCTTTTGCCTCCCACAGGCGGTCAGACAGGCTGCTCATGACATCCACCGTGCACATGGACAGTGGCTGTTGGCAAGGGTAGCAGTGCAGCTCATATGCACAAACTACACGAAAGAACTTCTAGCTGCGCCCCAAGGAGGGCGTTAGATCGCCAGGTTTTCAGTCTCTAGAGACTTGACATTGTGCCTAAGACCATGCACTCTAGACACATGCACGGTTCATGTGCATCATGAACATAGAAGGGAGGACCACCGTGCCTACCACCAAAACTCCAACATGGAAGAACGACAGAACATCCGCTCCTCGTATCCGCGTCCAACTGAAATCACTCACCATGCTCCACGACACGATGGAGTACCGGGGGTACACCTCTGGCTACCAGCTGGCCAAAGCTGCTGGACTCACACCAGGTGTGGTCAATCACCTCGTCCACGGTCATCGGACCACATGCTCAGCCGACACCGCCCGAGCAATATGCGAGGCGCTACGAACCCCGCAAGACACTCTTTTTTTGGCCATCATCCCCACAGTCTCTGGAAACCGTGAAAGGGCAGCAGCATGACTGACATCCAGAAGTTCACCCACGACCAGTTCGGAACCATCCGCACCGCAGGCAATGCCAAGGAACCACAGTTCCTCTTGGTTGACCTCTGCAAGGCGCTCGGTCTGAGCAACCCCAGCATGGTTGCCAAACAGGTCGATTCGGATGCCCTAAGTACTACTGAGGTCATCGACTCGATGGGCCGCAAGCAGACGGCGATCACTGTCACCGAACCGGGCCTTTATCAAGTGGTGTTTCTAAGCCGCCGACCTGAGGCGAAGGAGTTCCGCCGCTGGGTGACACACGAGGTTCTCCCCTCGATCCGCAAGCACGGCGGCTACCTCACCGATCAGAAGATCGAGGACATCCTCGACAACCCAGACACGATCATCGAGCTGGCCACCAAGTTGAAGTCCGAGCGTGCCAAGCGCGCCGCCTTGGAGAAGCAGGCCGCCATCGACACCCCCAAGGCCAGATTCGCCGACGCCGTGTCCGCATCACACACATCCATCCTCATCGGCGATTTGGCGAAACTGCTGCGCCAGAACGGCTACGAGATCGGCCAAAACAGGCTGTTCGAGATGCTGCGACGCGACGGCTACCTGTGCGCCGCCAAGGGAGGCATGTGGAACATGCCCACCCAGAAAGCCATGAATCTTGGCCTGTTCGAGGTGAAGGAAACCACCATCGTGCATTCCGACGGCCACGTGTCGATCTCGAAAACCACCAAGGTCACGGGAAAGGGTCAGGTGTATTTCGTCACCCGTTTCCTGGACGGTCGGCTCCCCAAAGGCATCAACGACGAGGCAGCGGCATGAGCACCTCAATTCGAGAAAATATCCCACCGGTTGACGGACTGCAATTCGACAACCCCACTCTCAGCGCACTCATCGACTTCCTGGCTGATGATGGCGACGGCGTCTGGTGCTACAGCCTCCCGGCAGGTCGTGACATTGTCCGCCTCACCAAGACGCACCGTTTTCACGAATCCGTCGGTGAAGGTGATGCGTATCAGAGGGGTGTGGAGACGGTCGTATCGAATCAGTGTCTGCTCAAGTTTGAGCACCTCCGTCGCGTCTCGCAGAACGATGGGAAATTCGGTTCCGAACGTGACCGTGTTGTTCATGGCGTCTCCTTGGAAGGGTCTGACGGTACCGACATCGTAGAGCGCACGGAACCCAATGATCGTGGTGGTGGGCAGCCATGAAAACCAGAACACCAACCTTCGCCGAGGAGCTTGCCGACGAGTATGGCCGGTGGATGACCTACGCCCAGGCGGCGAAAGAACTCAACTGTTCCGCACGCCATCTGCGGCATTTGACGGAGCGTGGACAGCTGGCCTGCTGGACGATCGGTGACACGCAGGCGCTGAGGCTGAAGACCGCAGATGTGGCCGCCCTGATGAGGAGGGTCGCCTAATCATGCCCCACGGATACGCATCCGACATCGTGTTCGCCGTCGTGTGTCTTGTTGCTTTGGCCATCGCATTGAAGCACACCGACTGACCTGAAATCAAAAACCTTTCATACCCCTACAGGGGTGCCTTCAGTGCACCCAAAAACGGAGAAATCATGCACGAATACAAGGATCATTGGACAGCCGAATACATGTACCAGATACGACACATATGCAATCAGATTGACGATCTGCAGGTGGCAATCGAGAAGCTGCAATCCGACCTGGACTACGACAATCCCGGCGGCGCATCGACGCAGCTGGAGGAATCCTGCCTGCTGCTCGGTGTTGCCCTGGAGGAGCTACACCGGGTTGACCGGCATGTGCGCAGAGTCATCGACGCCATCTCTGGGGAGGCGTGATGCGACTCAACCCCTGCCGACTGCTGACGGTCGTGTTTGCCGTGTGTGGTCTGGGCGAGTGTGTCGTCGGTTTGGCTGGCTGGTTCAACGACCTGCCTCATGCACTGGTCACCGCTCTGTTCTGCACCTTGGCGGCCGCCTGCTGCCATCTGCTGGACCCTGCGAGGCTGCCATGACGGAAGTACTTCACACGGTTGCCCAGTCCGCCCGGATTCACGGTGTGCCTCGGGAGAAGCTGCGGACGGGTATCCGCCGTGGCCGTCTCACACAGCACGGCACCACCAAGGACGGGGAACCTCTGGTGGAGTCGTCCGAGGTGGCCGCCCTGCTCGGCTCCCGGTGGGCACGCACCGACCATCGCCACGACGACCTGTGGGCACAGGCGGTGTGCCGCAGACCCGGCATGGATCCGGAGACATGGTTCCCCGACGACGCCGACGTGGACACCCAGAACGAGGCGATCCAGCTGTGCCACCAATGCCCACTGGCCATCCACTGCCTCGAAATGGCAATGGACCTTGAAAAACCCGGATACAAGATGCGCGCCGGGATTTTCGGCGGCACCACACCACAACAACGCCACCGCATGGAAATTTCACGAAAGGAAAAGAAATGATGACGGAAAACATCATGGATGCAGAGGCAAGGCGTCTTGTCGACAACATGGAGCCATATGAGCTTGACATGTTGCGCGAGGAGGTGCGGGTTGCCCGGGTGCGAGCCGATCGTGCCCGCGACTTCCTGTCGCTGGATGACACCCCGCAGATGTGGCGCATGGCCACCTGCGCATCGGACATGCTGTACCAGCTCTTCCACTATCTGCCCACCCCGGACGATCCGGGCGACGAGTCGGATGAGGGGTGCGCGGCATGAGTCTTTCCGACACGGACATCCAAGCCCTGGCCTTGGAGGAGAAGCTGAAGAAAGAAGGGGAAAAGCTACATGCGGAGTCATCTCGGGAGGCTTTAAACGAAATGTTTCAGATAGCTTTTGATGCCGCCAAATTTGCGACACAACTGCGTGCTTTTCTAGGAAAAAATGGAGCTACCAGCCTCTGGAAAAATGCAGCAAAATGTGAATATTTACTATCTGAGATTACCCATTATCTGTCGAATGAATGCGGCGAGGAGGACCTGTCATGACCAGACATGCGAAAGACGCTGTCCTCATCGGGTGTGAGATCGACGGCACCCAGGCGTGGCATGATCTGCGCCGCTCCGGTGTGGGCGGCTCGGACATCGCCAAGGTGCTGGGCCTGTCACCGTGGGGCGACTCCTACTCCCTGTGGTGTGAGAAGACCGGCGACTCCGTATCCGCCGAGCAGACAAGCCCACTCATGGAGGCCGGCCACTACACGGAGCTGGCGGCAGACCAGTGGTATCGGGACAAGAAGCTTCCCGAGGGCATGTTCCTGCGCGACGCCCGAACATGGGCCCACAAGGATCGCCGCTGGCAGCTGGCCAACCCTGACCGCATCGTCTGCACCAGAAACACGGATGCCTCCATCGACGGCATCGTGGAGTTCAAGTATTCCCCGGGCCGCCCCGGCGACTGGGGGCCGGACGGCTCCACCGACATCCCGAAACACTACTGGTGCCAAGTGCAGTGGTACATGGCGACATTTGGCGTCGACTGGTGTGATGTGGTGGCGCTGTCGACGTGGGGATTCCGCTGCTACCGGATTCAGGCCGACCACCAGTGGCAGGAGTATGCGGTAGCCGAGGCGAAACGCTTCTGGGACTGTGTGCAGCTCGGATTCCCGCCGAACTGGGAACCCAACCAGTGGTCCTATGAGGCTGATCGGCGCAGGCATCCCGGCATCGACCCGGACAAGACGGTCACCGTCGCCGACACGTCGATGCTCGACGCCATCACCGCAGGAATCGACGCAGACCAAGCAGTCAAGGAATACGTCTCCAACCACAAGCCCGACATTGAGCAGGCCAAACAGGTGCTGGCCCACCTCATGGGTGATGCGAAAACCGCCGTCGACCCATCCGGGGAAACCCTGGCCACCCGCCGCGCCAGAGGCCAAGGAACACCCTATGTTGCACTCACGAAAGGCAGGCAATGAACGACTACCGCGACGACTACACGAACCGCATTGTCTACCAGTGCAGGTTTTGCCGACAAGACCACACGACAAAGGTTCCACCAGAAACCGTCCACTACTACATTCGCCGCGACCATGTGCTCGACATGCACTACGGGCTGTGGCGAGTCATCCCCCAAAAACCACGATTCATGGTTTGCCCCGACTGTCTCGAAAAAGGAGTACTGACCAATGTCAACTGAACTTGATCTTCACCAGCCCAACCCGTCCGGCTATCTCGACAATCTGGATAGCAAAATGCAGTACTGCAAGCTGATTGCCGAATCAGACATTGTGCCGCCCGCATTCCGCGGCCGGCCGGCCAATGTGATGATTGCGATTGAGACCGCCGGGCAGCTGGGCGACGCACCGTTCACCGTGATGCAGGAGATGGCGATCATCTCCGGCAAACCGTCCCTGTCCGCCAAATACATTCGCTCCCTTGTCCGGCGTGCCGGGCATCGTCTGCGTGAAACCTACCGGGACGGTGTCGCCACATGTGTGATCGTGCGCGCCGACGACCCCGAGTTTGAGCATGTCGCCACCTGGGATGAGAAGAAGGCCAAGCAGCACGACCTGTGGGGCAAGGGGCATTGGCGCAAGAACCCCGAGCTGATGTTGAAGAACCGTGCCCTGACCGAGTGCGCCCGCGAGGCGTGTTTCGAGGCGATGGCCGGAATCGGCTACACCCCAGACGAGATCCAGGACTTCGCCAAGCCGGAGCCTGCCACCCCCAGGGTGACGGTGCAGCAGGTGGACTTCAGCCGCCTGCGTGACGCCATGACCGCCGCGAACGTGGACGCCTCCACGATGGCGGCGATCGCCTCCGACGTGTTGGGACGCCACATCGACAGCGGGGCGGAGCTGTCACAGGCCGACGCCGACGCGGTGGCCGAATCGTTGGAGGAGGATCTGCGCCGAGCCAAGGAAGACCATCCCGCCGGAACCGGCATCGACCCGGAAACCGGAGAAGTCGCCGAAACAATCGAGGAGCAGAAATGAGCGGTGAAACATCCATCACCATCGTCGGCAACCTGACAGCCGACCCGGATTTGAAGTTCACCCAGTCTGGGATTCCGGCAGCGAATTTCACGGTCGCTTCCACCCCACGCACCTTCGACAAGCAGTCGAACCAGTGGGTTGACGGGGATCCCCTGTTTCTGCGCTGCACCGTGTGGCGCGACTACGCCGAGCATGTCGCCGAATCACTGTCCAAGGGGATGCGGGTGATCGTGCAAGGCAACCTGCGCGCCAACCAGTGGACCGACAAGCAGGGCAACAGGCGCACCGCATACCAAATCGACGTGGCTGAGATTGGGCCGTCGCTGCGCTATGCCACCGCCCAGGTGTCCAAGGCCGGCCGCGGCTTTGGACAGCCCCAGGGCGACCATCCAGCAGCCGGCGGCGCAGGCATGTGGACACAGCCCCAGACGGGCTGGCAGCAGCCCTCCACCGACCAGGCACCGTTCTGACCATCACCCATTCTGGGGCGGCTCTACACCAAGGGCCGCCCCAGCTGCAAGGAGACACTATGAAACTCGATACCGACGCCGCAGGGGTCCTCCGATGAGTGTCCATGAAGTCACTGTTGATGTGCCCGACGGGCTGTGGATGACCTCAAACATGAGGCTGCACTGGGCCAGAAAAGCAGAACGGTCGAGAGGGCTGCGCTATCTGGGCCTGTGTGCCGTACGCCATGTGCCCGCCATGGCCCGCGCCCACATTGTGTGCACCATCGCCTACCCCGGCGGCGGCAGGGCAGACCCGGCCAACGCCTGGCCCACCATCAAACCGCTTGTCGACGGCATGGTCGACGCCGGAATGCTGCCCGACGACAACTCTCACTGCCTCATCGGCCCCGACATGCGCCGCGCCCCACACCGCGCCCCGAAACACCACCACCACATCACCTTCACCATCGAGGAACTGTCATGAATGACCCCGTGCACCACCCGTCGCACTATGACGGGCCACCCTGCCCCCACTGCGGAACACCAATGGAAACCCGATATGTAGTTGAGAATCTGCCATTCTTCCGAGGCAACGCCATCAAATACCTGCTGAGGGCCGGAAGAAAAGAAGGGGCACCCGAGACACAGGACTTGGAGAAGGCCGCCCAATGTGTCCGATTCGAGATCGAACGCATCACCAGAAAGGAGAGCAGGGCATGAGGATTCGAACGATCAAACCCGAGTTCTGGGGATCCCCAGACGTTGCCCAGCTGGATTTCTTCGAGAGGCTGCTGTTCATCGGTCTCTGGTCGATGGCTGACGACGAGGGGAGGCTGCTGGCAGACATGAACTGGATCAGGTCTCAACTCTTCCCCCTGGATGACCATGTCGGGGAAGACTCAGTGAGGACTCACGGAGGACTCATGGAGGACTCAGTGAGCCTTCATGGAGTCCTCATTCACCTCTCAAACATGGGTCTCATCACCCTGTACCAGGCCGACAACAGGCGCACCTACTGTCAGGTCACGAATTTCACCACTCATCAGCGAATAAACCGGCCTACTGAATCAAAGATTCCGCCTCTGACTAGGGGAAACATTCTGACTCATGGAGGACTCAGTGAGGACTCACGGAGGACTCATGGAGGACTCATGGAGGGCTCATCACAGGAACAGGGAACAGGGAACAGGGAACAGGGAACAGGGAAGGTAATTGCTCAAACCGCCGCTGACGCGACGGTGTTGAGCGACACACCCCCAACCGGCAACCAGCTGGAGGTGAGGGGCGGCGGAACGCCGACCCGTGGAGGCCACCGGTACACCGACGAATTCGAGAAGTTCTGGAAGACCTACCCGCGCAAGGTGGGCAAGGCCGAGGCAGCCAAGGCATTCACCAAGCTGCTCAAGGGCGGCCAGGTGGACGCCGACCAGCTGACCGCTGCAGCCCAAGCCCACGCCCGGGCATGGCAGCAGTCCGGGACCAGCCAGGAATTCATCCCCCACGCATCCACCTGGCTGAACAAAGGCCGCTGGTCCGACGAGCCAGAGGTGCTGAACCGAACCGGCGATGGCAGACCCACCGCAGGGCTCAGCGACGACCAGTGGCAGCAAGCCTGGGAGCGGGCCCAGATCCTCGACGCCGACGATGACACCCAGCCACCCAGCCCCGGATGGCCATGAGAGCTCTCACAGGTGGCTTTAGAGCGCCTAACAGCCCCGCCCCCGTACAAGTGTAGACCCCCAACGATTTCTAGGCCGTCAAAAATTACCCGTTCATCCAGAAGGACCAACGCCATGTCACACACCTGCCACACCTGCGGACGCACCGACGGAAACCGCACCCAGCACTGCGTCGCCTGCCACCAAAGCTTCAACAGCACCACAGCCGGAGACATGCACCGCGTAGGCGACCACGGAACACGACAAGGCCCCAACCGCCGCCGCTGCCTCACCACCGACGAAATGCGCCACAAAGGCATGACCCAGAACCCCCAAGGCGTCTGGATGGCAGCAAGAAAACTCAACCAGCAGGAAATCACCCGAGGAGGCCAATCATGAACCGCAAGGAAACCATCGCCCTCTGCCGATACCTCCAAGCCCTCTGCCCCAACCAGAAACTCGACAAACACACCCCCGACGCCTGGGCAGACATCCTCACCGACATCGACTACTTCGACGCCAAACTCGCCATACGAAACATCACCCACCAAAACGACAAATACGCCCTCAACATCGACGTACGCATGATCTACAACGAAGCCAAAACCATCCGACAAAACCGCCGCAACAAAGCCAACCCCACCCCAGCCGAAAACAACCGGCCACCAACAGACCCAGCCGAATACTGCGAATGGATGCGCAAACAAAACCACCAACAAGCCCAACTAGAAAAACACCAATACACCCAAAACCACACCATCACATATTGACCAGCACAATCGCCCAGAATAACGAGTATCCAACGACAAGGGGACATCCATGACCACCCTGTGCACCTGCTGCAACACCCGCCCAGTCACGGACACCTTCGTGTGCACCGACTGCATCGACACCCTGCATGGCCACCTCGCATCCATCGACGCCCTGGCGGGAGAACTCGAGGTCGAACTCACACGCAGATCCCGCAAGACATCCGGGCCCCACGCCAGAAGCTTCGATACCCCACTGCCCTTCAACCAGCAGGCCTCCCTGATGCTCGATGAACTGTGGGCCATGCTCACGGCCACCATCCGGGAACTGTCCCTGGATGACCCCACCCACCAACCGGAGGCCACCCTGCCAGCGATGACGGCATGGCTCATCGCCGCCGAACCCACCATCGCCATCCGTGAGGGTGGGGGGCGTATCTGCATCGACGTGGGGGGCTGGTGTGCACGGGCCACCCGGGTCATCGACACACCCCCCGAGAAGATCTACATAGGCCCCTGCGAATGTGGGGCACCCCTGTATGCAACCCGGGGTGCCACCATTCACCGGTGCCCCACCTGCCACGCCACCTACGACGTCGCCGAATGCATCGAGGCGCGCGAACGGTTCGCCTCGGACTATCGGCTCACGGCTCGCGAGATCGAGACCGTCACTGCTGGTCGTGTGCGTGCCAAACGTGTCGACAAGTGGTGCGAACGTGGACACCTGCAACGCGACGGCTCAGGTCGCATCAGGTTCGGTGACGTGCTCGCCTGCGAAGCCAGACGAGCAGCATGAATGAACATTCGCAACCATGAATCCATATTCACTGAACGAACGTGCACGAGTTGACAACGACAGCACTGTCGCATACTCTCATGCTATGTTCGCGTGAACTGTGAAGAGAGAAGGAACTCTCGTGACCACATCGCGAACAGGAACAACCAACTGGATTCGCAACGCAGCAACAGCCAAACGCCGAGCACGAGCAGCAGGACTCACACACTGCCCGAGCTGCGGAGTACCGCTGCGATGGGACATCGGCAGAACACCAGCAAGCCCCGAAGCCGATCACATCATTCCGCACTCACTGGGCGGAACAGACCGGCTCGACAACATCCGCATCATCTGCAGACACTGCAACCAGTCCAGGGGCAACGGGGTGTCACGCAAACACCAACGCTTCCGGCGGGTGGAGGGCATCGACCACCGCAACCAGTGGTGACCGGGGGGCATGGCCCTCCCCCCGTCGAATCCCGCCCGACCACGGCAAAGCGAAAAATCTCCCCGAGGGATTCCACGATGACTCGGTGGTACTGAACACCGGTAAATGAAACTTTTTTCACAGCACTGAATAATCTTGCACGGAGGTGCGACATGGCTTTGAAGCTCGTCACCGACGAAACCCCGTCGCCACGTCGTCGGGTGAAGTCCGAGAAGATCAAGACAGCATACCGGAGTGGCGACAAGCTGCGCATCCTGGACGCTATGTTCCAGACGGCAGCCTCCATCGCTGAGGATCCTGATCAGGCTGCCCGCGACCGCACGGCAGCACTGAAGTCCCTGGAGTCCCTGCTGGACAAGGCCGAGAAGGCTGGTGCGCTGGCAGGCGCCACTGCCCCGGTGACCCCGCAGGTCTCGAAGGTCCGCAAGGCGGTAGGCGCTGAAGGCTGGACGGGTGTCTGAACCCCACCTGTCCTCGATAGCGAAACACCTCGTCTACCCTGACGGGATCGCCTCGACGGCATGGCCGGTGGCCCGTCAGGTGTGCGAGCAGGCCGGTATGGGCTTCGACCGCTGGCAGGATGATCTGGCCCGCCTCATCCTCGCCCAGGACGCCAATGGAGAGTTCGTCAACAGGGTGGACGGCGTGGAGGTGTCGATCCCTCGTCAGGTGGGCAAGACCTACACGGTGGGCGCCCTGGTGTTCGGTTTGGCTGCGGTGATCGCCGACGGCATGATGATCTGGACTGCCCACCACACTCGCACCTCGGATGAGACGTTCCTGGCGTTGCAGAACCTTGCCAACCGGCCGGGCCTGTCGCAGCACGTGTCGAAGGTGCGCGCCGGCAACGGCAAGCAGGCCTTGGAGTTCACGTCTGGGTCTCGCATCCTGTTCGGTGCCCGCGAGGCCGGTTTCGGTCGCGGTATCCCCGGCGTGGATCTGATCGTGTTCGATGAGGCTCAGATCCTGTCGCAGAAGGCTCTGGACGGCATGGTGCCGACCTTGAACACGTCCGATCTGGGGCTGGCCATCCGTATCGGCACCCCGCCGCGTCCCACCGACCCTGCCGAGGCGTTCATCGAGTTTCGCCGCTCTGCGTTGAAGGGCGACATGGTGGGTGGCACCTATGTTGAGATTGGCGCCCCCGATGATGCCGACCTGTCGGATCGGAAGGTGTGGGCCAGGGCTAACCCGTCGTTCCCCCGCCGCACCTCGGAGGCGGCCATTCTGCGTATGCGCCGCCAGCTGGGTGAGGAGTCGTTCCGCCGTGAGGGCATGGGAATCTGGGACTCCGACACGGTTTCGACCGCCATCGACCGTCAGGTATGGATGGACGCGACGATGGACCGGGCCGGTGATGGACCACGCTGCTGGGCAGTGAAGTTCTCCGCAGACGGTGCAGCCGTCGGGCTGGGTGTTGCCGTCAAGCAGGACACCAAACTGATCGTTGTCGATGGTGTGCGTCAGGCCTCGACAGGAGAGGGCACCGGTTGGCTGGTGGACTTCCTCACCGATCCAGACCGGCTCGCCAACACATCTCAGATCGTCGTGGATGGCAAGTCGGGTTCGGCGTGGCTGGTGGACCAGCTGCGTTCGGCGAAGGTTCCCGCCCGCGTCATCTGGACCCCGTCGGTGGACCAGGTGACGGCAGCCCATGCGGGCCTGCTTGCCGGTCTGCGCGACGGCACGCTGCGACATGTGGACAATGAACTTTTGGACCAGCAGGCAACGACGGTGACACGCCGCAAGATCGGCACCCGTGGAGGGTTCGGCTGGGCTGCACCTCCCGGGTCGGATGCGAGCCTGCTGGATGCGGTGACGTTGGCCCATTGGGGTGCTGCGACGACGAAGCGACGTCCCGGTCATCGAGGAGGGGTGACGATCCTGTGATGTTCTCCAGCACACCCGTGGTGGCTGACCTGTCTGACGACGAGCAGCGCACCCTGTCCGACTTGTGGGCCACGTTGGCACGCACGACACCGAAGAATCTCCTGCTCGACACCTACTATGCAGGGCACCGTGCCCTGCAGGATCTGGGCATCTCGGTTCCCCCTCAGATGGCACGTACTCGTGCCGCCCTGGGATGGCCTGCCAAGGCGGTGCAGGCGCTGGCCCGCAAGCACGTCTGGGAGGGCTACACGCTGGATGGGCAGATCGACCCGTTTGACATCGGCGGCATCCTGCAGCGCAACGACTTCACCTTGACCCTGATGCAGGCGATCACGGCCGCCTACAAGCATTCAGTGGCGTTCCTCACGGTTGCCCCGGGTGATGAGTCGGCAGGTGAACCACCGGTGGTGGTGCGTGCCCGCGACGGCCTGTGGACGACCGCCCACTGGAATGCCCGCTCCGGCATGATCGACGCCGCCCTGGAGATCACCGACACCACCGAGCAGGACTCCGACATTCCCGGCTTGGTGGCATCGGAGCCTTCCCGGTTTATCCTGCATACATTGGATGCCACGATCATCGCCACCGCCGAGAAGCATGTGTGGTCCGTGGATCGCCTTGACAACCCGTCGCGGCGGATCATGGTGGAGCCGCTGGTCTACTCCCCCGAGATTTCCCGGCCGTTCGGCCATTCCCGTATCTCTCGAGAGGTGCGCTATCTCACTGACGCCGCGGTGCGAACCCTTGTCAGGGCGGAGACCTCGGCTGAGTTCTTTGCTTCCCCGCAGCGCTACGTGCTGGGTGCCTCTGCCGATCAGATGGAGGCGATGCAGGACAGGTGGCGTGCTGTCACTGGTCGCGTCCTCGCCTTGTCTCCCAATGAAGAGGGCGAGAATCCGACGGTTGGCCAGTTCACGCAGATGTCGATGGAGCCGCATCTGTCGATGTATCGGCAGCTGGCCCAGAACTTTTGTGCAGCCACTGGTTTGCCTCAGTCGTCGGTGGGGCTGTTTGCCGACAATCCGGCATCGGCGGAGGCCATGCAGGCTGCCGAGGTGGCCCTTTCCGATGAGGCCGAGTACCAGTGGCGGGTGTTCAATGGTCCCCTGCTGCGTATCCTGCAGGACGTTCTCATGGTGGCGGAAGGCTTGGATGCCCCACCGGAGGAGTCGTGGAATGTCCACCTGTCGTGGACACCGGCACGCTATGTGTCTCCGCAGGCCTCCAGCGATTTCATCGTCAAGACGGTATCGGCCCTGCCTAAGGTTGCCGGGACGACGGTGGCCCTGCAGCGCGCCGGGTTCACCACCTCGGAGATCGAGCAGATGCAGGCCGAATGGTCGCAGAATGGGCTGCTGAATCGCCTCGCAGATACCAATATCGATGAACGGTATTTGGCTCAGGCGGTTGCCTCCAATCCGGAGCAGCCAGCAGAGGATATACAGCCATGAGCACCACCAAGGTCACCGCTGCCGACATGGCGAGACTGCGTAACGCCAACAACACGCTTGTGCGATCCACTCGCAGGAAGCTGATGTATGCATGGGGTGCCCTGGACCTGTCGCATCCAAAGCAGGCCAGCAAGGACCTTACGGATGTCATGATGGCCTTGGGTGTGCAGACCGACATGGATGCCCGAGTCGTCGCCATGGAATGGTACGAAGAGCTGCGCAACAAGGTTGCCGGGCTACCGCACTACACGGCTCGCGCTGGTGGCAGCATCAACCATGACAAGATTCTGGGTACGGTGAAGTGGGCCAACGGCGCCCTGTGGGGCGACAACCCCGACCAGGTGGCCGATCTCATGGCCACCGCCTTGGATCGCTGGGAGAAGGCTGGCTCCAACGATGCCTTGCGCTTCAACGCGGTCAACGACAAGTCGTGTCGCCGGTTCGCCCGGGTGCCAGCTGGTGCGAAAACGTGCGCATTCTGCACCATGCTCGCCTCGCGAGGCTGGGTGTATGCGACCTATCGCAATGCCGGGGGCAACAACCCCTATCATGCCGGGTGTGACTGCCTCATCGTGCCGAACTTCGACAAGGGCACCAACACCGGAAGGTATGCCCTCATCGAGGGGTACGATCCGCAGCGATATCGGGAACTGTACGAGCGTGGCTACCGGCGGGCCGGTGGTGGTTCGCGCAGCTCGATCCTGACGGCCATGCGTAAGACTGACCCGGACCAGTACACCGATGGGGTGTGGCCGAAGCTGCCCAGCACCCTGGAAGAGACCGGAGGGCTGAATCTGAAGAACTGGGAGAAGTACCGCCGCGACCTTGCCTTCCGGCTGCCCCCGAATACCGACGGCACCCGCTTCAAGCTTCCACCACAGGAACCAGCCACACCACACGGCTGGGACGACCCCGACGGCATCCAGCTGCGCACCAAGGAATGGAACCACATCCTCTACGGTGATGTTTCCAGGAACGGTAGGCAGGAGTGGCGCGATCACCACCGGGTGCAGAACCCACCCCGCTCCAGCACAGCAGGCACCGGATACAACGGCAAACCAGACATGATGTACCGGGGCGGCCACATGTGGGGCCACAACTGGATGAGCGGCGGAGACACCTTCCCCCAAGACTGGGGACCCGACCAGATTCAACACGCCATCGCAGACGTCATCAAGACAGGATTTGCATACCCCCCACGCCCTGGCGAGAGAAGCATTACTGGAACAAGTCAAGGCGTTACACTTGTGGTACGAGTACGGACTACAACGAATGAAATCGTTACGGCTTATCCGCTCAAGGAGGTGTAGCCATGGGCGTCATTGATGAGGTCACGGAATTTGGTTTGTCCATGGAACTCCTCGATGAGGTCGAACGCCGGGGCGGCCATGAGTGTGTCCAGTCATACATGGATCTTTTGAATCATGACGGAATCCTTCCGCTCCCGTGCGTGATGTACGCAGCTGACAGCTACGACATCCACATCCCGGCTCACTTCGAGGCCGATGTGACCCAGCTCGTCTCCGAACACGAGATGGAGCAGCGCGATCTCAACGAATTGCGTGAACTCATGACGTCTCAGCGCGCCCGTGGCCTGAGCGCCAACTGACACCTACTGGAACATCGTTCCAGTGGCCCACTAGTTTTCGACCAGCCCTTCACCGTGTGGTGCGAGGGCTGTTTGTCGTGCCCTGCCGCACGGCGGGGCCTCATTGCCGCATGGCACCCATCAACCCGTAGGAGGGGTGACGATCATGTCCGAAACCACCGATGCCGTCGAGACGCAGACTCAGGATGCTGCACCGCAGATCGATGAGTCCAAGCCCGCCGAGACCGACTGGAAGGCCGAGGCGCGCAAGTGGGAGTCCCGGGCGAAGGCCAACCATGATGCCGCACGGCAGTTGGCTGAGTTGCAGGATGCCCAGCGCACCGATGCTGAGAAGCTGGCCGACGCCCAGGCCACGATCAAACGTTTCGAGGCTACCGAGCAGCGGCGTAGCTGGGCAGACGAGGTGTCCTCCGACACCGGTGTTCCGGCGAACCTGCTCAGCGGGGACACCTTGGAGGCCATGCGTTCCTCAGCTGAGGCGCTGACCACCTGGGCCGCCGAGGCCCGCAAGACGCACCCGGTGATCGATCACACACGCACCCCCAGCACATCTGACACAACGTCCACATTCATGCGCCAACTGTTTGGCCGGGACTGATTCGAAAGGGGACATATCATGTCCGTGTTCTCACTGTCCGACACGAAGCCGTTGCTGCCTCGCGAAATCGCAGCCGGCATGATCACTCAAGCCCAGCAGGGATCCGTCGTATCCCGGCTGTCCGGAGCCGACCCGATGCGCTTCGGAAACGTCGACTACCTGGTGTTCAACGACGTACCCAAGGCAGAGTTCGTTGAGGAGAACGGTGAAAAGTCGTCCACCAGCGGCTCCTTCACCTCCGTCACCGCCGTGCCCCACAAGGCGCAGGTGACGATGCGGTTCTCCGAGGAGGTGAAGTGGGCCGACGAGGACCACCAGCTGGGTGTTCTGCAGACCCTTGCCAGCTCCGGCTCCACTGCCCTTGCGCGAGCGCTCGACTTCGGTGTTATCCACGCCATCAACCCGCTCACCGGATCCAAGATTCCTGGCTGGACCAACAACATCACCACCACCCCCAAGGTGATCACCGGTGATTCCAAGACCGATGTGGACGACCAGTTCCGCAACGCCGTTGGCATGCTCATCAAGAACCCGAAGCCCATCGCCGTCACGGGTGCCGCCTTCGACTCCTCCTTTGCCTGGGACCTCGCCTCCCTCAAGACGAAGGATGGTTCGGGGGCCACCTCACAGCTGCGCTACCCTCAGCTGGGCTTCGGCACCGACATCACCTCGTTCATGGGGTTGCCCACCGCGCAGTCCAACACCGTTTCGGGCCGCCCTGAGGCTCAGGACACCGGTGTGCGCGCCATCGTCGGTGACTGGGCCAACGGTCTGCGCTGGGGTGTTCAGCGCAACATTCCGGTGACCCTCATCGACCGTGGCGACCCGGACGGTCAGGGTGATCTGGCCCGCAAGAACCAGATCGCGCTGCGTCTGGAGATCGTCTATGGCTGGTATGCGTTCGTTGATCACTTCGCCATTGTCACGACCCCTGCCGCCCCGAAGCCGTCTGGTAGCGGTTCCTGATCATGGCAGATATCCCGTTCGCCACCGTGTCTGATCTGGAGGCACGGTGGCGTGGTCTGTCGGAGGCAGAGCAGGCCCGTGCCGCCGTGCTTCTGGCCGACGCCTCCGCCCTCATCCGGGACACGGTTCCCGGATGGGAGCAGGTGTCGGAGCAGACGTTGCGTGCCATCTGCTGCGCCGTGGTGCGCCGCGCCATGAGCGTGGATGTCGATCTGCCCGATGGGGTGTCGAGTTTCAACGAGACCGCAGGGCCGTTCAGCCAGCAGATGTCGTTTGCCAACCCGACCGGCGACCTGTATCTCACTCGGGCTGAGAAGGCCCGGATGGGGGTTGGGGTGGCGACGGCGGCCTCCATTGACCTTTTGGGGCAGCCGTGATCGCCCGGCACACCGTTACCCATATTGCCCGCATCGACGCCGATGGGCGCGATGCCCACGGCAATCCGATTCACCGGTGGGCTGAGCCGGAGGTTCGCAAGGTGTTCGGCTGGCATCAGCTGACCGCCGAGGAGCTTGCCGAGCAGGGGATCAACCGTTCCACGCGGCGTATGGCCGTGCTGGCACCGTGGCAGCCGTTCATCGGTGACCGGGTGAAGATTCTGGGCACCACGTTCGAGGTGGATGGGGAGCCGCAGGACTGGAATCACGGCCCGTTCGCCTTCCAGCCGGGCTACCGGTTCTATCTGGAGGTGTGGCATGGCTGAGATTCGACTGAAGCTCCACCATGAGGCCATCCGCCAAACCCTCAAGAACGACCAGGTGAACGCCGAGGTGCATGGATTGGCCGAGCCCGCCTGCGAGGCCGCCAACCGATGGGCGCAGGCCTATCAGGCGGGGCACCGGTCGGGCCAGCCGGGTCCGCATTTCAAGGTGGTCACCGAGCTGGGGCGCAACCGCGCCCGCTACACGGTGCGGCCTGCCACCGGGTTCGGGGTGTGGCTGGTGTCCCACGACCCGGCCGGGTTCATGGCCTGCCTCGACAAGGCAAGGAGCACACGATGATTGAAGCACTTCTCGTTGAGGCGCTCCAGCAGCCTCTGGCCGAGCTGGGCCACCCTGTGGTGACCGTGTCCACGGAGCTTCCCGTCGATCTGGATGGGGAGCATGTGCAGGTTCGTGCCACTGGCGGGCCACCCATTCGGGATCTGGTTCTGGACGAGCGCACCGTCGCCGTGGTCTGCACATGCCTCGATGCGGTTGATGCTGCACGTCTGGCTGACGATGTGCGCGTCGCCCTAGGCCGGCTGGAGGGCTACGCCGCCCCCGGGATGTATCTCGCCTCGACCTCGTGCACCGCCCCGGCATGGCTGCCGGACCCCGACGGCCACCCCCGCTACACCATGTCCACCACCATTCTTGTCCACAATCCGAGAGCATAAGGAGTAATCATGGTTCAGGACTTGTCCACTGTCCGTATCGGGTCCCCGAAGGTGGGTGGCTATGCCGTCACTGCCCCGATGGACACTAAGCGCCCCACGAAGGCCCCCGATCCGCTGACCGGCTATGTTAAGTTGGGATATATTTCTGATGATGGCGTGTCCATCAAAACCGATTTCGGCACCGACAAAATCAAGGACTGGAACCTCGACACGGTCGCTGTCGTTCAGAAGAATTCCGAGGCCTCCATCGAGGTGACGTTCATCTCGACCGACCCGGAAACGTGCCGCGCCCTGTTTGGCGATGATGGTCAGGTCACCATCTCCAATGGGCATGTCATCAACATTTCCATTGATGGCCATATCATGCCCCACAGGCGGTGGGCCTTCCTGCTGTCCGATGGTCAGGGTGAGGGAATCCTCGACATCGGCGACGGTCAGGTGACCGGTGTTGACGGTCTGGAGTTCAAGAAGGATCAGGTGGTCGGTTTCAAGACGACCATCGAATTGTTCAAGGACGAGAAGGGCAACTTCCTCAACTGGCTGATGGTCCCGCCTGCCGCCCCGAAGCCTTCTGGCTCCGGTTCCTGATCCCCCATAGTCCGCCCCCGGGTGTGGCTTGCCGCTGCGACGCACCCGGGGGCACCCCTCATGCTCAAGGAGTTTTGAATGTCTGATGTGACCGTTCTGCACGTTGGTGACCGTGATGTGGAGGTCGACGCCGACCAGATCACCGACCCCACCCTCGATGTGCTCGAGGCTCTGGGTGAGGCCGCCGAAACCAACTCGATCCTCGCCACCGTTCGGCTTCCGAAACTGGTTGGTGTCGACACGGATGGCTGGAGGCAGTCTGACCTGTTCAAGTTCGCCGACGCCTATGCGAAGGCCTACGAGGGGGCTGCGGAGTTGAGTGTCCCGGAATCCTCTGGCTCCGCCGATTGATCGCGGAGCACCGATCCGAGGTCGAATACGAGTGTCTCCGGCTGGGGTTGCGGCTGCGTGAGGCGTCCGGTACCGGTTCAACCCGGTGGCGTGACGTGTTCGTCGCCTGCCGTCATGCCCCGGCCGGCTCGCCGCTGGCCGCCATCTGTGACCCGTACGCCGCCTGGACGGTGACGGAGCAGATTCAGGCGGCCCGATTCGACCAGTTCAACATGTTCTGGTGGTCCCTGGGTGGCAGCAAGGGGCGTAAACCCAAGCCGGTGCCTCGCCCGTGGGATGAGGACACCACACAGCATTACGGAGCACCTATCACCCGTGCCGACGCAGATGCGATGCTGGCACGTCTCACCAGGGGGTGACCATGGCAACCGAGCTTGCGCAGGGATACCTGTCGTTGTCGGTGCGGTTCCAGTCCGGCGCGTTCAAGCAGATCGAGTCGTCTCTGGCTTCGACGCAGCGCGCCTCGGAGCGTACGGGGCGCACGATTGGCAGGCATCTGTCTGCCGGCTCCAAGGCTGGCACGACGGATGTCAAGGCGAATCTGAGTGCCGCCCAGTCGGCATTCGACCGGGCATCCCGGGTGTCCCAGCGCGCCGGTGAAGCCACCCAGGCGGCGCAGCGCAAGGCCACCATCGCCACCCGTGAAACAGCGGAGGCCACCCGCAAGTATGGCGCCGACTCGCTGCAGACGTTGAAGGCGCAGGACCGTGAGGCCCGCGCCACCAAGGCCCTGTCGGAGGCCAAGCTGAAGGAGGCGTCGGCCTCCAAGGCGGCCTCGGATGCCGAGAGGAAACTGGACGCCGCCAAGAAGGCATCCATCGGGCGCACCCCGAGGATGCTCCAGCCACTCAAACGGTCGCTGGCGAACTTCAAGAAGACGCTGCCGAACCCGTTCGAGGCGATGCCCCGTATGGCGCAGACCTCGGCTGGCAGGGCGGTGCAGACGCTGAACAGCCGTATTTCGTCCGGCATGGGGCGGGTGAATGCGACGGTATCCAAGGCGACCGGCGTAGCCTCCAAGGCAGCCATCGCCGGTGCTGGAGCAGCCACCGCAGGTGCCGTGGCCGGGGTCGGATTCGCCTTGAAGAAGGGCTTTGGCCGTCTCGAATCCATCGACAACGCCAAGCAGAAACTGCTCGGTCTGGGCAACTCCGCCAAGGATGTTGACCAGATCATGCAAGATGCCACCGCCTCGGTGAAGGGCACATCCTTCGGCCTGGAGGAGGCTGCCACCACATCGGCGATGATGGTTGCCACCGGCATCAAGCCCGGCCAGGAGCTGGCATCCACGCTGCGCACTGTCGCAGACACGGCGACGATTGCCGGAATGTCCATGGGCGACGCAGGCAAGATCTTCTCCTCGGTTGCTGCCCGCGGCAAACTGCAGGGCGACGACATGATGCAGCTGACTTCTGCCGGTGTTCCGGTGTTGCAGGCCCTGTCGAAGCATTTGAAGAAGTCCCAGGCAGACGTGTCAAACATGGTGTCGAAGGGGCAGATCGACTTCAAAACGTTCGCTGCTGCCATGGATGATTCGCTGGGTGGTTCGGCCGCCAAGTCGGGTGACACGTTTGCCGGCTCACTGAAGAACATGGGTGCCTCGATTGGCCGCATGGGCGCGGGGCTAATGCAGGGTGCATTCCCCCGGCTCGCCCCCATGTTCCAGGACCTCACCAAGTCGATGGCTCCGCTGGAGGAGGCGTCCAAGCGCGTTGGTGAACGCATCGGCAACTGGCTTGCCCCCGCGTTCGACGCGATAGGACGCACCCTGCACGGTGGCGGTACGGTCGCCGGTATTGGTCGTCTCAAGGATGCTCTGGGTGGCCTGTGGGACATCATTGCCCGCAACGATTTTTCGGGTCGTTTCGCCAAGGCGTTCAACGTCCAGGAGGATTCCGCGCTGGTTGGCTGGCTGCTGCAGGTGCGCAACGGGTTCACCGCCATCTTCGATCTGCTGGTGCACGGCCGCCTCGATGAGCGTGTCGCCACCATTCTCGGGGTGGACCCCTCCGACACTCTTGTCGTCGTCTTGACGGCGGTCCATGACCGGCTGGGTGCGATCCCAGAGGCCGCCGGTCGGGTGAAGCAGGCCTTCAAGGACATGTGGAGTGGTCTTGCCGTCACCGACGCCTTCGATGACAACGAAACCGTGGGCAAGCTCACTGTGTGGCAGCAGCGTGGTGCCCAGCTGCGTGAGGGCATTTCCCGGCTGTGGGGCATGTTGGAGGATTTCGCCTCCGCGGCAGTGACCCTCGTCCAGGGTGTGTGGGCTGTTGCCGGTCCGGCGATCACGGCGGTTCTGTCCGGGATTGGCAAGCTCATCGGGAAGATGGTGGTGCTTGCAGGTGCTGCCGTGGCTGGTGTCGTGGTGGGCACGCTCAAGGTGTTGACGCCTCTCATGCAGAAGCTGGGTGGTCTCATGCAGCGCCATGCTGTGCTGTTGCAGGCCATAGCCGTATCGGTTGGTGCTGCTGTCGGTGCGATCATCGCAGGCCGCAAGGCTGTGCTGGTGGTGGACATGCTGGGAAAGACGGCTGTCGGTGCGGTGAAGTCGTTCCGGGCGCTCAAGGAGGTATTCCAGGGGTTCAAGGCGACAGCCACCGCTGTTCGGGCATTCGCCGCAGCCAACCCGCTGGGCCTGATCGTCATCGCCGTGGCAGCTCTCGCCGCCGGGCTCATCTACGCCTACACGCATTCCGAGCGGTTCCGCAACGCCGTCAACTCGCTGGGCACCCATCTGAAGAACTTCGGTGCCATGGTGGGCCGTCAGACGGCGGCAATGCGTGAACATCTGCACAATTTCGGGACGGTGGTCAAGCACGGTGCCGACGTGGTGTTCGGCGGAATCCGGGCGGCCTTCCAGGGCTTGTGGAACTGGGTGTCCAAGGTGTTCCTCGTCTGGTGGAACGGCCTCAAACTGTATCTGACGACGCCACTTGTCATCGCGAAAGCGATCATCACCGGTAATTTCGGTGCGATCAGGGCGCAGTTCACGAAGATCTGGCATTGGGTCAAATCGGTGTTTGCCCTGTGGTGGCAGACAGTCAAGCCGATCCTGGGCAAGCCAGTTGAGGCTGCTCGCGACATGATTGGCAAGGCGTGGGGCAAGATCAAGGGCTTCTTCTCCAGCGTCGGCAACTGGGTGCGTGGCGCCTGGAACAGCTCGTGGTCCACAGTCAAGGGCATCATGGTTCGCCCGATCCATGCCGCCCGCGACGCCATCCACACCGCCTTGGTCAAGATCAGGTCGTTCTTCGACGGCACCAAGAATGCCATCAAGAAGTCGTGGGACGGCCTGCGTGGCATCATGTCTGCCCCGGTGCGTTGGGTGGCCGATCGTGTCATCAACCCGATGGTGCGCTCCTACAACACGCTTGCCGGCAAGGTGGGCATGGGCAAGAAGCTCACGGAGTGGAGCTTCAAGGGGTTTCGTACCGGCGGCTACACCGGTAACGCGGGTGTGGATCAGGCTGCCGGTATCGTGCACGGCCGAGAATATGTGCTGACTGCTGAGGAGACCCACCGGCTGGGTGGCCCCGGTGGCGTGGAGGCGTGGAAGCGTGTCGCCCTGGGGCGTGGCTACCGTGGGGGCGGCTATGTGTGGCCGACCACGTCTCGTCGCCTGTCACCGAACTATCGTCGCCATTCCGGTGTGGACATTCCCGTGCCGACCGGAACACCCTTGTTTGCCACCGAGGACGGCACCGTCTCCTATGTGGGCACTGGGCGCGGCTATGGCCGGGCGATCTTCCTCAATGGCGCAGACGGGGTGCCGTGGGTGTATGGCCATACGTTGCGCGCCACAGTGGCGACTGGCACCAGGGTGCGGCGTGGTCAGCAGATTGGCCTGTCTGACAACACTGGTCATTCGACCGGTCCTCACCTTCACATCGAGGCGGCGCGGGGCAGGTTTGCCCAGCCGTCCAACCGTGCCTACACGTTGGGTCTGCTGGGCGGCTCCATGTCGCCTGCCGGTGGTTTGGGTTTGCCTGCAACCGGTGACGGGGCGGGCTATTTCGACCCGCTGGGCTGGCTGAAGGGCAAGATCGCCGGGCCGCTGGGTCGACTGAAGGAGCTGGGTTCCGGGTTCGGTCAGGTCGTCAAGGGTATGGCCACCAGTATCGGTGATGGCATGCTGGGTGCCGCCGGAAGGTGGGCCAAAGACATGGCGTCGAGGGCCTGGGATTCGGTGGCTGCCGGCGCCGGCAAGGGGCTTGCGCTGGTGAAGGGCGCTGGACGGATTGCACGGTGGGCACCGTTCGTGGAGCGTGCCCTGCGCGTGTCTGGTATCGGCGGCGGTCCGCTCGATGTGGCCTTGTGGCTCAAGCAGATAAAAACCGAGTCCGATGGTAATCCGCGTCTGGTGCAGTCGTCTGCGCTGCGTGACATCAACGTGCGCCGGGGTGACCCTGCCCGTGGCCTCGTACAGGTTCCCGGCGTCACCTGGGCGGATTTTGGTCGTGATATGGGTCCGTTCATCCCGAACGTCTATGACCCGTTCAAGAACCTCGTCGTGGGCATGCGTGCTGCTGGCCGTCAGCACAGGCATTGGCGTCGCGTCATCGGCAAGGGCCACGGCTATCTGCGCGGCGGACGAGTGATGACTGATGAGTGGTCGCCGGTGTCCGAGGATGGCCGCCCCGAACTGGTGGTGGGGCCGCAGATGGCGCAGCTGGCCGCCGGGACGAAGGTGTTCAACGCCAATCAGACACGGCAGATGATGGGCTGGGGTGGCACTCCGAAAACCCTGGTGGTGCGCGATGTCAATGACGAGCTGATTGGCCGCATGCAGGTGGTGGCTGCCGACACCGCCACCGACGTGTATGGCGACATGGCGAGGATTGGAGCGTTTGCCTGATGTACACGAAGGAGAAGGCCAAGTATTGGACATACATCGAGGAGCGGAAGCCCGGCATACGCAATTTTCGCAAGAAAACGTATTTGCGCACATGTGCGACGCCTGGTGATTTTTCGTGGTCGGTGCTGTGGTTCGCCAACCCGTTCCCGGCCGAGGGTGCGAACGTCTCCAAGGCGGAACTGGTGCTCCATGCCCGCCCCAACAAGGGTACGGGACGCCATGAGATCAGGGTTCAGAGGGCAGCAAAGTGGGACTGTCAGTTTTGGGACTTGTCGTGGCAGCATCGCCCTCCAGCCGTGGGCCCGCATGCTGTGTGGTCCAAGACCGGCAAGGTGGGAGATGGTGAAACGATTCGTATCGACGTCACCCAAGTGTTGCAGGAGGTTGCCTCCGGCGCCCCGTTCTACGGACTGATCCTGTGGGGCGGCGTATCTGGCGATGTGATGGCGTTTGACGGCACCGACAAGTATCCGCCGCGCTTGGAGGTGACATGGTGGACAAACCCATACGCTCCCACCGACTTGGCTCCTGCCACGAACACGGTGGTGGCCACCCCCACCCCGGTGCTGCGATGGACGTTCTTCGACAAAGCTGGCCGCACTGACATCGCCCAGATGCAGGTGCAAACCGCAGACAGCCAAAACTCTTTCACGGTGCCCTCGTACGATTCAGGGCAGATCCCCACCACCCTGTGCGAGTTCAACCCTGCCGAACATGACGGATGGCCCAAACTGACACCAGGTGGCTCTCTGTGGTGGAGGGTGCGCATCGCCGACGGTGACGGCAGATGGTCGCCATGGTCGCAGCCCGCTAGGTTCACGCATCACACAAAGCCAACCATTGAAATGCTGGCCCCACGCGAGGGCACCATCGGCGACTCGACGCCGCCTGTCGTGTGGAAGATGACACCTGGCACGGGCGGCTCGGTCAAATCGTGGCGTGCACAGATCGTTGATCTGGATGGGAACACCGTTGACGACTCGGGGATTCACCACTCGCAGGACACAACGTGGGTTCCATCGAAGCCAGTACGCTCCGGCAAGCCGTACCGGGCATGGGTGTTTGTCTACGACGAGCATCCGGGCCGCACGGGAACCCCGGGTGATCCGATCTACCGGTCTGCCAATGTTTCATTCGCCTACGATCCGGTGAACGCCACTGACACCTATACGGCGAATGCTCGTGTTGTCCAAAGGCCCGGCACCCCGTTGGTGACCATCAGCTGGCTGGCCGACGGATATCCGGACGGATTCTTCGCCTCCGTCGAAGACAAACGGTGGACCTTCCCGTCCAGCCAGCGAAGCTTTTCGATCACCACCCCGATGGCCGCAGGCCGCCATGATGTGCGCATCGGCCACATCACCAATGGGCATGAACTGGTGGAGCGGACCATCGGCGTCGATCTGAAATTCCGGGGCACATGGATCATCGATGAGTCCGACGATGCCCCGGTGTGCGTGGCAATCGTTGACGACACCGATCACGACATGACCCAGCCGGAAATCTCATCCAAGCTGGAGCCGCTTGGTGCACGTCACGCCATCGTGGTGGTGTCCGCTCAGCACGGCTATGAGGGCAAGCTGGAAGGCAAGCTCGTCAACATGGGCGACACCCCAGAGCTGCAGGCCCCGGCATTCGCGAAACGACTCATGGAGTGGAAACCGCAGGTGGGCAAACGGTTCACGATGATCATCGAGAATCTGTCATTTCAGGTGATGCTGTCCGATATTCAAATGTCGGGTGTGAACCGTGAGGCTGGCCGCATGTGGAGGGCGTCCTGTGACTTCAGGCAGGTCGACAACTGGCTGTTCAACGGGGGCATGCTGTGATCACCCGCAAACTGTCGGCCGCCGATCTGGCGGCCTATGAGCGTGGCCTGCTGTCGGACCACAAGATGCGCGTGCTGGTGCAGGTTCTCGACCTGGATCACCATGTCCAGGGCGAGGCGACCGGCGTGGTGCTGTCCGGATCGGTTGACATCGATGTTGAGCAGGATGTGATGCGCACCTGCACCATGGAGATCTCCGATCCGGGAAACCGGCTTGGCCTTGACGCCCCCGGCATTTCCCATGCAGCCCTTTGCGCCGACCGCATGCTGCAGGTGCATTACGGCGTATGGTCGCATGAATATCCGCACTGGGTGGACATGCCGATTTTCGCTGGGCCGATCATGTCGCTGCGGCGCTCCCGCCATTCGATTTCGTTGACTGCCTCATCGAAGGAAGTCATGGTCAATCAGCCCCAGTCTCGGACGTGGAGGTTTGGGCCTGGAACCCCGAAAACCTCCATCATGCGTCGGGTGCTGGCCGACTGTGGGGAAACGCACGTCTCGATCCCCTCGTGGAGTGACAGGATTTCGTCGCCGTGGGTGTGCTGGTCGAGCGAGGCGCCGTGGCCAAAACTGCAGCAGTTGGCATATTCGCTGGCTTCCCGTGACCATGGCACAGACCCTTTGCTGCACTACAACGGCGCTGGTTGGGTGGTGCTCAAACCGCATTCCGAGAACACGGCGTGGAAGTTCACACGTGACACCGACATGCTTACCGAACCGGACATCACCTCGGACCTGTCACAGGTGAAGAATTTCATTGTCGTGTCCGGGGCGAAAAACAAGAACGGCACCGTCCATGCCTATGCATCCCTGCCCGATTCACATCCCCTGTCGGCCAAATCGCTGGCCAGAGGCGGGGTGCGGCGCAATCTTCGCGAGGAGATCCAGGATGACCAGATCACGACGACGGCTCAGGCGAAACGGATCGCCCAGGCGCGCCTGGACCGCCTGGGATGGTCGTATGTGGATGTGAATTTCGATTCGCTCGTCATTCCGCACCTGGAGCCACGGGACGTGATCGACATTGCTTCCGGTGACTGGCACGAGAGAGTCCAGATCACCAAATACACGATTCCGTTGACGACCGATGGGGTGATGTCCATTGGCCGGCACATTCACACCCGGAGGGTGACTCGAAGAACTCCGGCACGCAGGAGGCGATGAGGATGCAGCAGGGAACAGTGCGCATGGTGACCACCATCGAGGCCGGATGCATCACCACCCCTTTTGAAAACGGGCTGTTGTCCCCCGATGCCGGCGACATTGATCCTGACGGCGGCGTCCTCACCCCCAACGGCGGCACCACGCTGCTGCCCTACACGGGGGTGGAGATCATGTCGTTTGACGAATCCACCGACGAAGACCCGTATGCCACCGATGACCATTGGATCATTGCACTGGATGAGGGCGCGCCGGTCGACAAGGTGACGTGGGATGAGTCAGGGGAAACGTGGATGCAGCAGTGGCCGGCGAGCATTGAGCTGGTCGCCGATGTTGAGCTGGGTGATGGCACCGATGCGCAGGTTCTGGTGCCTCACAGTCTGCGTGCCGTCATGGACACCGGGGTGCGTGAGAAAGGCCAGGGCGAAACGGTCGTGTTCGACCTGGTGGACGGTCGATGGACGATTGTTGACATCATCGGCCGCAAGGCGACGATCGTGGGGTCCGCCATCGATGAGCAAACCAAGATCGAGATCGCCTCTGCATCGGGGGCCAATCGCAACACCTACTCTATCCGCGCCCCGGAGGGTGGCGGCGACAAACCGGGAGACGCGTGGTTTCAGCTGGCCGGTGGTCACACCATTGGCATGTGGCACTGGGACGGCAGCGCTTGGAGGAAGGATGTCATCGACGGCACATCCATCGCCAACCTCGACGCTGGCACTATCGTGTCCGGATCCCTGTCCGGCATCGACATCTACTCCCCCTCCCCTGAGGAGACCCCCAGGGTGCATATTGGATCATCCACGCTTCAAGTGGTTCGCTCCGACGGTGAAGATGGCGAGATGGCCACCATCACCCTGGGAGGACCAACAGACGACCAGATGATGCTCTATGGTGTCGATGGCGAGCCGACAGCAGGCTTCACCGCCGACGGTGGCGGCGTGGCCAAAACAATGGATGTGGCGGACACCCTCACCGTGGGCGGCCAAAACATCATCGACCTGCTGGAGCAGCTTCCGCGGGGCGTGATTGCCCGTCGGCAATTGGGCGACAAATCTGAGTTGAACGATTTCAAGTTTGGCACCTCAGATGTGGGGGTTTATGAATTCGCCCTGGATATGAAGGCCGATAGAGCCTACCGGTTTTGCCTGGCAGCGCATGTGTTCATCAACACGGCAGCACCGGTGGTGCTGCGCCTGAAACAGGAGATTGGCGATCCAACACCAGCGGCGCCCACGATCGATTCACCGCAGATTGACACGGCGACAATTCAGATGGCCGGCGGAAATGGATATTTGGTGTGGCAGCCCATGCTCCCCATATCACCCGTGGATCAAAAGGTGCGTCTGCTGCTGACTGCAGCAGTAATGAAGCCAGGCGAATGGGGGCTTTTCCCATCATCTGAATATCGCACATCAAACATGTTTATCGAGGACATGGGAGTGCACGCCTCTGACTCGGACGGCCAGGTCAACTTTGGTGGCGGAATCCCCTATCAGGGTTCTGCTCCAATACCGTCACCTTCGGGTGAACCGGTTAAGCAGTACGTCAATATCTGGTATCCGTCGCAAATTCGCTGCTGGTCGGGAAATCATACGGTGGACAATTTCCTGCAGCAGGGATTCTACAATAGGGAATCGCGGTACTCGGTCATGTTGTGGTCCTCTACGCCGTCACAGGATATGGCAGGTGCCACGATACAAAATATGCAGGTGTACTTGAAGAACGAGCAGTTTTACGGTGGCTCTGGTCGGGCGATCATTGGCCAGTACAGGAAGACAACGCTACCCGATCGTCCGCAAACATCAGGCGGAGGCGCATTCTGGTCGCCGCAGTGGACGGCCGGCGCCGGCAAATGGGTGAATCTTCCGAAGTCATGGTGGGGGCCGATTGCTCGGGGCGAGATTCACGGCTTCACGCTTGGCGAGGGCTATGGCGGCACCACCAGCGGGGTTTTCGGAAAGTTCAAGTTCGACAAGTATTCGTGCATGCTGCGCGCCACATACACGAAGTGAGGTAGGGGCCATGAAGATTGATGTGTGGTCCAATTTTGGGCTGGCATTGGCTGCCGTATTGACAGCGTTGGCCACCCTTCTGGGGGCTGTTGTTCAGTCCGTGAAGACACGCAGCGATATCCACAGTATGCACCGCCAGTTGAATCATGAGATGAAACCTAATCACGGCGGCTCTCTGCGTGATTCGAACGATCGTATCGAGGAGAAGCTGGGCACGATCAGCACCTCGCTGGAAAGGCAAGCTGATGCGTTGCGCCGTGTTGAGGGTGAACAGCGTGGCATGGCGAAGGACATTGGCCGGCTGGCTGACACCGACATGGATTTGCGCCGGGACGCCCACGATGCACACACCCGGCTCGATGACCGAATCACACACCTGGAAAGGGGCACATGATGAGCATTGTGAACGATCCGACCGACCTGTCGGATGAGGAATTGTCGGAGGCGATCAGGGTGCTGCTCGATGAGCAGTCACGTCGAGCGATGGTGGCCGCCATGCCCAGACAGATCCTGGATGACATCGCCGCCTATCAGTCGATGTCCGGGCTTTCAGCCAAGCGCGCCCAGAAGCCGGATGGCACGTGGCCGGAGTGGGTGCAGCCCACCTCGGCCGTGGATGCCTACCCGAAGGATGCGCATGTCTCCCACAACGGCAAGGTGTGGCTGTCGTTGACGCCTGCGAACGTGTGGGAGCCGGGGGTGTCGGGCTGGCGCGCCGAGGCCACTCCCGATGAGCATGGTGATGTGAGGCCTGCCGACTGGGTGCAGCCCACCGGCGCCCACGACGCCTACGGCAAGGGTGACCGGGTGATGTTCAACGGGGACGTGTGGGAATCCACCATCGATGCGAACGTTTGGGCACCCGACGTCTACCCCGACGGCTGGAAGCGGGTGGAGTCATGAGCCATGCAGCATGGTTTCCGCCCGCCAACCGGACGGCACAAAATTATGAGTCAGCAGTGCCCAGACCCAAACAGCAGAAGATTAACGTGCTGGTGTTGCACACGACGGAGGGCAACAGTTGGCCAGGATTCGGCGGTGGCCGCAAGGCACCGAACCTCACCCTGAACTGCACCAGTGGGAAACCGCAGTGGAGGCAGCATTGGCCCCTGCCGTGCGCCTCGATGGCGTTGCGGCAGCCGTCCGGGTCGCCGTCGACCAACCGCCTGAACGTGTGTCAGGTGGAGCTGGTGGGCACCGGCGGCTGGGCCACGAGATCCAACCCCCATCGTGATTACACGGTGTCCGGGCCTCACACGGACTGGACCCGGCCCGACGACATGATGCTGCGTGCCGTGGCCGATCTCATCGCATGGCTGCACCGGGAGTGGGAGCTGCCCCTCGCCGCCCCATATCCGTTTGGGGATTGGACGGGCAACCACAACCATCGCATGACCGCGGCGGAGTGGTCACGGTGCACCGGGGTGTGTGGCCATCAGCATGTGTGGGGCAACGACCACACCGATCCCGGCGCCTTTCCGATCGCCCGCTGTCTGGCGATGGCACGTGGCGGCTCCACGCCTGTCCCCCGCCCTGCCCCTGCAACCCCGAAACCCAAACCGACTGAAGGAGACGATGACATGCAAGACAAATGCGGATGCTGGTACTACCCGAACCCAAAGGACAAGAAAACCCGCGTTTATATGATTTTCGACACATCCTCTGGCTTCTGCGACGAGTTTTCCAACGGCGCCGGTAGGGGAGCTTTGCCTGCCAGCTATGTGAATCCGATTGCCAAGGGCTTGGGCACGAAGCCGTGGTTTGAGGTCACCTCTGGACATGCCAAGAGGCTCAAGGCGGATCTCGAAAAAGTGCGCAAGGGGGTCTGATCATGTGGAAGATCGACAAAGCTATCCCTCTGTCTGCACGCCGCTGGATCTACGGGATCGCCACCGCTGTGATCCCCCTGCTCATCGCCTACGGAGTGGTCGATGACCAGACCGCCCCGCTGTGGGTGGCCCTGGTGGCTGCCGTGCTGGTGCCCGGCATGGCGACGGCTGCGACGGTGCCGTCGAACGCCCCGGTGGTGGTCGAGCCATCCGATGATCCCCAGCCGGAAGCGGTCGAGGATGGCCCTGCGGTGATCGATGAGGAGGCGGCTCCACGCCGGGCCGCCCCGGTGGAGGAAGGCTGA